AAGCTCAAGGAAGGCCAGTCCTTGAGCATCACGATTTCCGGCGCGTCGGTGGACTGCAATCTCTCCTGGACGGAGTTGACCTAATGGCCCGCTTTCGCCGCCTGAGCGATCTCAATCCGCCGATCCTGACCGCCGACGAGCGGTGGCAGTATTTGCTGCCCGGCGCACCCACGGGCGTCACCGCAACGGCCGGCAACGCCCAGGCCACCGTGTCGTGGACGGCGCCGGCGAGCGTGGTTGCGATCACCGACTACTACGTCCAGTATTCGTCCAACGGCGGGTCGACGTGGACGACGTTCTCGGACGGCACGTCAACGGCGACGAGTGCGACGGTCACGGGCTTGACGAATGGCACGGCCTACACGTTCCGCGTGGCGGCCGTCAGCGGCATCGGGCAGGGGCCGTACAGCACGGCGAGTGGCAGCGTGACGCCGGGCGGCGATCCTCTGTTCGCCCAGGTGGCTCTGCTTCTCCACATGGACGGCAGCGGATCGACGTTTGTTGACTCCAGCAAGTACGCGAGGGCGATCGCCGCGAACGGGGACGTTACGCAGTCCACGGCGCAGAGCCAGTTCGGCGGCAAGGCGGCGGCGTTTGACGGGACTGGCGATGCGCTCACTATCCCTTACAGCAGTTCGCTGGATCTGGCGACTGGCGACTTCGCTATTGAGTGCTGGTGGTATCCGACAAGCACCGCCAACGGCCAAACGCTGTTCGCGTTCAACGGTTCCGGCCCGTATTCGCAGGTGCGAGTAGACGCCTACAACGACGGCTCTAGGTATTTCCGTTTCCTGACGCAGTCTGGCGGCGACTGGATCAGTACGGCTGGAGGCGGCGCGTGGAACGTGAACCAATGGCACCACGTTGCCGCAGTGAGGACAGGCAGCCAGTTCAATTTGTACATCAACGGCACGTCTGCGATTTCGTTCTCGTCCAGCGGTTCGCTCGTCAACAACTCGTCTGGGGTCGCCATCGGTTCTTTGAACGGCGGCAACTACTGGGTCAGCGGGTACATCGACGAGTTCCGGGCAACCGTCGGACACAACAGGGGCTACACGGGCAGCACCATCACCGTCCCGACAGCCGCCTTCCCTGACGCATGAGCTCTACCCTACGCCTCATCGCCGACGCTCTCGCCGCGGGGCTACAGGACTAACACATGGCCACATCACCACAAGAGCCGGGCATCCTTAACGTGTCGTTCGTTCGCGGCGACGCCTGGGGGACGCTCGTGGACTTCTCGCAGCCGGCGTCGATCGTGGGCTATACGTTCACGGCCGGGCTGTACTCGACTTTCACGGGCGGGCAGGTGCAGGCGATCGCCTGCACCGTCGTTGACGCGGCGGCCGGCCAGGTGAACCTCTCTCTGACGGCAGCCCAGACGGCCGCGATCCCCGCCGGCACCTACGAGCTGCGGCTCAACTGGGGGCCGACGGCCCGGCGGATCTACCAGGGCGTGTGCGAGGTGCTGGCATGACGATCCAGGCGAGCGTCACGACGCAGCAGATCACCGCAGCCGTCTCGGGCGGCACCGTGGCCGCGAGCGTGCCAGCAGCTGCGTCCGTCCAGGCGGCCATCACCGGCGGGATCGGCCCCCAAGGGCCGGCTGGTAGCGACGGCGGCCTGATCGACGAGCTGGCCGACGTCCAGGTGGCGGCGGCCTCGGATAGCCAGGTGCTGCGGTATGACGCCCAGGCCGGACAGTGGAAAAACCAGACCCTGACCGTGAACGGAGGAAACTTCTAATGGCCGATCCGATCCGTCTGAAGCGCCGCACGAGCGGCAATGTCGGGGCGCCCGCCACGCTGCTGAACGCCGAGCCTGCCTACAACGAGGTGGAGGACGTTCTCTACATCGGCGTCGGCCTGGGCCAGGACGGCAACGCAACGACTATCAAGGCGATCGCCGGGGCCGGTGTGTTCGCCACCAAGGCCTACGTCACGAGCGCTGTGGCTGCCGTCGACGTCTCGGCCCAGCTCGCGAACTACGTCACGACCGCCACGGCCTCGAGCACCTACGCGCCGCTGGCGTCCCCGGCCCTGACGGGCACGCCCACGGCCCCGACGGCGTCTGCTGGCACGAGCACCACGCAGATCGCCACGACGGCGTTCGTGTCGACAGCGGTGGCCAACCTCGTGAACGGGGCACCCGGGGCGTTAGACACGCTGGCAGAGCTGGCGCAGGCGATGAACAGCGATGCCAGCTTTAGCGCGACGGTCACGAACAGCCTCGCCGGCAAGCTCACGGCAGCGTCGAACCTTTCTGATCTTGCCAGTGCCTCTACGGCCCGCACAAATCTGGGCTTGGGCACCATGGCCACCCAGAACGCGAATAACGTCGCGATCACTGGCGGCACTATCGACGGCGTGACGATCGACGGCGGCACGTTCTGACGGAGGGGCGATGCCTCGCAGCAACGATATCCGCATACGCAGCGGCACGACGACGCCGTCGGCCAACGACTTCAACGTCGGCGAGCCGGCGTGGGACAAGTCGGCCGGGCGGCTCTACGTCAAAAACGCCGCGGGCCAGATGGTCGAGATCGGCGCCGGTGGCGGCGGCGGCACGACCGAGGTGCTCGAGTACGCCACACCGGCGGCGTTCCCGGCCACCGGCACGGCGGCTCGGCTCTACGTCGCCACCGACACCAGCCGCGTCTACCGCTGGGACGCGAGCGGCTCCGTCTACGTCGAAGTCGGCAGCCGCTCTCCGTCTCCGATCGCCGCCTCTCTGATCTGGGGCTAGCCCATGCCGATGTCGTTTCCATCGTCGCCGACGGTCGGCCAAGCCGCCTACACGGGGGGACGTAGCTGGCGGTGGAGCGGCTACGCGTGGGAGATCGTCGAAGTCGGCCAGCAGCAGGCCCGCGTGCTCGTCGTGGGCGGCGGCGGCGGCAGCGGGGCGGGCGTCATTAACGCCGGCGGCGGTGGCGGTGGTGGTGGCGGCGGGCTGATCGAGACTACCGTCACCATCTCGCTGGGCATACCATACGACGTGACGGTCGGTGCTGGCGGTGCTGCCGTCACTCGCGGCTCGCCGTCTCGCTTCGGCGCGTTCACGGCGATCGGCGGCGGCAACGGCGGCAGCAGTGCGGCGACAACGCTACCCGCCGCCGGCCTCGGTGGCTCTGGTGGCGGCGGCGGCGCGTCTAGTACGGCTGGCGTCTCTGGCGGTGCCGTACTGGCACTCGTGCAGGGCAACGCGGGCGGTGCCGGTGCGTCTGGCGGGTTTCGTGCCGGTGGCGGTGGCGGGGCAGGTGCCGCTGGTTCGCCCGCCGACACCTCGACAGCCGGCAACGGCGGCGACGGCGTGGAGTCGAGCGTGCCGGTCACGCCCACCTACTACGCCGGCGGTGGTGGCGGCGGCGCGAGATCTGGGACGGCCGGCACAGGCGGCCTCGGAGGCGGCGCCAACGGCCGGCTTGGGAGCGGCGGCGGATTTTCAGCCACGGCGAACACCGGCGGCGGTGCGGGCGGTGGTGGAAACAATGTCGGGGCCGCTGGCGGCTCTGGCCTCGTCGTTCTGCGGTTCCCGTCGACGCTCACGCTCTCGGCGTCCGAAGGGCTCACGACATCGTCGGCCACGAGCGGCGGCGACACGGTCGTGACGATCACCGCTGGCACTGGCACCGTGACCTGGAGTTGACCGTGGCCCACTACGCATTCGTCGATGAGACCGGCACAGTCGTCGAGGTGATCGTCGGACGCGACGAGGGCGACGGCATCGACTGGGAGCAGCACTACAGCAGCGTCCGTGGCCTGCGGTGCCTGCGGACGAGCTACAACACGCAAGGAGGCCAGCACCGCGATGGCGGCACGCCGTATCGCGGCAACTACGCGGGCGTGGGCTACCGCTACGACGAGCGGCTGGACGCGTTCCTCCCGCCTTGCCCAGGCGACGGCTGGGCGATTGATGAGGCAACGTTCTCGTGGGTGGCACCGACATGACGGAGGCTCGGCATGGCGAAGAGAGCACGGAAGCGGCGCCCCGCCAGGCCGGGCGTGATCCTGAATCCTGACGTCGTGGACGATTCGGACGACGATCCGCCGACCATGGGGATCCCCGACGATGACGGCTGGGTCTATCTCAAGCGCACGGAGGCCAAGGGTGGCAAAGAAAAGCGACGGAAGCCCGGCAAGCGGTAGTGCCCTGCTCCAGGCCGTGAGGGCGAACCTCACGACGCGGAAGCCGGGATTCCGCCCCTGGCACGAGCGTCTGAGCCCCGAGCACCTGGCCGAGCTCGACGAGCTGCGAGCGGAGTGGCGGGCGGGGAGGCTCGGCTCGCAGCTCAAGCCCGTGGCCAGCGAGGTCGTGGCCTACCTCCATGCGAACCAGATCAGCGACATCGGCGTCCAGGGGGTGATCAAATGGCTCGGGCAAGAGGACTGAAGGCCCAGGTCGCCGCCGCCGTGCTGCCACCGAAGGACGCCGAGCAGCTCACCGTCAAAGATTCGGACGGCGTCCGCGAGGCCCGCTCGGTGTCTCGGACGATCCGCACTGTCGAGGATCTGCTCCGGCATATCGAGGCCGACATGAGCCGCTTCGATGTCGCGGCCAGCGAAGCCACGAAGTGGGACGGCATGACGGCCGGAGACGACGGCCCAGAGGTCACGGAGCTGCACCGCGTCTGGGTGAGGCTCAAGCCCAAGGCAGGCCCGAGCGTCCGCGAGTGCGTCGAGGCCATGCTGGCAGCGGCCCAGCTGTCGCGGCCGGTGGCGAAGGCCTCCAAAGCACCGAAGCGGGCCGGACTCTGGCAGGTGCTCGTCGTGGCGGACACCCACTTCGGAAAATACTGCTGGGGCAAAACGGCTGGCGGCGGGGACTACGACCTGGACATCGCGGCCCGGCTCGTGAACGACGCCGGCGGCGAGCTGCTCGCCGTGGGTGACGCGCACAAGCCGGCCAGGAGGACGATCGCCTTCCTGGGCGACCTGTTCCATTACGATACGCCGAGCGGAACGACGACCGGCGGAACGCCGCTTGAGCGTGACGGCCGTCTGCAGAAGATGATCCAGACGGGCTGCGACTCGCTCCTGGGCCTGGTCGAGCGGTCGGCGGCCACCTGCCCCACCGACGTCGTGATCGTCAACGGGAACCATGACGAGGTGCTGACCTGGACCTTCCAGCGGATTCTCGTCGAGCGGTTCCGCAACGATCGCCGCGTCTCGGTCAAAGCCGACTTTACCGGCAGGCAGTACCTGCACCACGGCGGGACGCTCCTAGGCTTCGCTCACGGCCACCGGGCCAAGGCCAAGCTGCCGCAGCTCATGGCCCTGGAAAGCCCGCAGGAGTGGAGCCGGTGCCCGTACCGCGAGTGGCACACTGGACACTTCCACTCTCAGGCTGCCGAATGGCAGAGGCCGATCGAGACGCTCCAGGGCGTGATCGTCAGGACGGCCCCGGCCTTGAACCCGCCGGACGACTACCACGCTGTCAACGGGTGGATCGCCAGCAGGCAGGCCATGGAAACGTTCCTCTACCACGAGCGAGGCGGCCTTACCGCCATGCACGTCGCCGGCCCAAGCTTCGAGGCTCGCACATGACACGACTGCCCGAGCACTACCTCGACGAAGCCCGACTGCGGGCGAACAGGTTCTGCGCCCAGTGGACGGGCACCTCGGGCAGCCTGGCGGCCGACGTGCGGCGCCTGCTCTGGGAGCGCGAGGCCCTGGTGTCCGAGCTCGAGCAGGCCCGCCGGCGAGAGCCGCCGCGGATCGTCGGCCTGTGCGGCTACGCCGGCAGCGGAAAGAACGCGGCGGCCGAGGCCACGGGCGGCGTCGTCCTGGGCTTCGCCGATCCGCTGTACGCGGCCCTGGCGGCGATGCTCGGCGTCTCGGAAGCGTCCCTGCGGGCTCGGGCCACCAAAGAGCTGCCCATGGCCTGCGGGAAGTCGCCGCGCGACCTGCTGCGGACGCTCGGCACCGAGTGGGGCCGGCAGCTCGTCCGGGAGGATCTCTGGGTCTGGCGGGCTCGCCAGCGGATCGAGGAGGCCGCGGCCACCGGGGCGGCCGTGATCGCCGTCTGCGACGTCCGGTTTCCCAACGAGGCAGCGTTCCTGCGGGGCTTGGGCGGGCAGATCTGGTGGATCGACCGGCCCGGCATGGCCCAGGGTGAACACGCCAGCGACCGTGCCCTGACGGCCGCGGACGCCGACAGGGTGGTCCGCAACGACGGGAGCCTAGAGCAGCTCAGGTGGCGGGTGGAGGCGGAGCTGCGGGCTTGGGGGGGCGTCACTCCCGCAGCGTAGCTTTGAAAAGCCCCTTGCACTGCGCGGCCTCCTCTTTTGTCTGCGTCAGCTCTTTGCCGTCGGCAAAACGCACGCGCGACAGCCAGACCTTTGCGTAGCCAGTTCCTCCGTGGAGCGACAACTGCCAGGTGCTGTTTTCTTTGGCTCCCGGCGCAACCGTCGACTGCGACATCCCCGAAAAGACGTTTCCCTTAAATGGAGCTTTGACGGGCTCGTCAAACTTATTGAAGCACTCGGCGTCGATTGTGAACGCCTCGACGGGCTGGTCGGTCAGGTTCTCGACTCGCACTGTTAGCTCTGGGAGCCCGATCACGTTGCGAACGAGCTTCGTTCCGACGATTGCAAGTGGACGTGTCTTCGCCGCCTCGGCCCTGCGGGCGGCGGACTCTTGCCTCTGCTTCTCTACAGCCTCTCGCTCCTGCTTCTCGAAGGCAAGGCGTTCGCGGGCAATCTTGAGCCACTCTGGCAGCGCAAGCTGCTTCCTTTCGTTCAGCTGCTTCTTGGCGGCGGAGACCTTCAGCTTGGCCGACGCGATTCTGTCGCGGTCGCGAGCCTTTGTCGCGTCTTTGAGCCCCTGCTCCTCGCGGCGCAAGGCCTCTGACAGTGGCCCGACCACGCTCATCTTCTCGGCTTCAGCAAGGTCTCGGTCGGCTGGCGTCATGTCATGGGCGTCTGCCACGGCAACTGCCGACGGCTCGTCATCCTCCTCTGCATGGGCGATCGAACATGCAACGATGAGCGCGACGGCTACGAAAGCGGCCTTCATGGGGATTCTCCAGGGAGTGTGCGATCGGGAAAAAATCTACGCGTGCGTGGGTCGGCCCAGCAAAGCTGAGCAACAGGAAACTTTCTTGATATCACTGCTGCGGCGGAGCGGCGGGCTTTGGAGACAGGTCGAGCGGCGGGAGGCTGATCAGCTCGTCCGGGCAGATCACCGGATCGACATATACCTCCTGCAGCCTGGGGTCTGCGTGATCCAGTAGCTTCGTGGCTGCGGCCCGGCCGCCTGCGAGCGCCGCCAAAGACGCTGCCGTGCGGCGGAAGCCGTGAAAGCCCCTGTAACGGACGCCTGCCAGCCTGCAGATCAGCTTGAGGCTATTCCACTGCGAGCGGCTCGTCCTGTCCCATGGCCACACGAGCTGCTCTGCGGCCCCCTGGAACGCCCGCAGCTGGTGGGCGAGGTCGGTGGTGATGCTCCGCTCTATGTCGCGAGTGCGGCCCTTTCGCGTCTCGCCCAGGAACGTCATCGTCCGACGCTCGAGGTCGACCTGCCCCCAGCGGATCGAAGTGAGAGCCGTGAAGCGTTCGCCGGTGCAGTAGGCCGCGTAGATCAACGTCGACCACCACCACGCCGACGGTAGGCCGCCCGTCTTTCCGCAGCGGCGACGCGCCCGCAGGATCAGTTTTGCGATGTCCTCGGACGTGTAGGCCCTGCCAGACGGCGACCGCTTCGGCACCTTCACTGGCGGAAGCTCTGGGTGTTGCCCGGTCCAGCCTTTGCGGGCCGCGAGCTCCCATGCTGCCTGGATCATGTTCAGATCCTTCTGGACAGTCGCGGCAGAAGGCAGGCGGCCACGCCACCGCGGCGTTGTCGCCCGCCATCGCAGATACCTCGCCATGATCAGGTCTTCGAGGTCGGTGATCGTCCCCTCTCTGCCGAGGAAGTCTCTGATCCTGTCGGCAAGCTGCGAGTAGAGCAGTGCTGTCTTTGGGTCGAGGTTCCGCAGCTCGACGTGACGATCGAACAGCTCGCGAAGTGGCATCGGTTGCATCTGTGGGCTCCTTCGGCCGGAGCGCACAAATGTACAGCGGAACCACTCCCGCCGCCTCCACTCGAACTTCTCCAGGCCACCCCCGATCATACCCGGGGGCCTGGGGAAGATTCGCAGTCTAGGCAACGCTTGCCTATTAAACCGCCGTCGGTACTATTCCGAGGATGGTCGCCGTGAAGAACGACAAGGGCCGGGAAATGGTGAGCTGCAGCGATGCAGCACAGGAATACGACTGCACCATGTCCTACATGCGGCGGCTGGCCCGCGAGGGCCGCGTCCGGGCCGAAGAGCACGCCGGGGTGTGGTGGTTCGACCTCGAGGACGTCCGCAAGCTCTCAGAGCGGCAGGACGAGGGCCGCAAGCGGAAGCGGTCGCAGGGGTTCCAGGCCAACTGACGTCGTCGCCCTGGGCCGAAAAGACACCCGTCGGGATTTTGATTTATCCCCGTTGACTTATGGTGCCGATGGCGGTACTAATGCTCCCGCTGGCGGACGACGCCCGGGACGGCCCGGCAGCGAGCCTGGCCTGAAGGATGCTCCCTGCCACGGATGGCTCTTATGCGACTGCAACTCAATCGCGTGTTCGAGTCCTTGGTGCTGATTCGCATCGGCCAGGATCTGGGCGCCGACACGCCAGCGGCCCGCGTCGTTCACGACCTGCTCGAGCTGCTGGCCTCACTGCCCATCAGTTTTTTTCTTGGCTGAATGGTACCGATGGCGAAACTTAACGATGGCCCCTTGACCATGCACTGATCGTTTGTTCAGGTACCCCCTAACCCCACCCAGGAGCCCCCCACATGGCACACGATCGCGAATACGCCGCCGCAATCGCCGGCATGCACGAGCACACGCCGAGCCCCGTGTGTCGGCTGATCGACGGCCAGCTCGTCGAGGCGTACTTCGTCAACAGCCCCATCCGGTTCATCCGCGACGGCGAGACGCTCAAAGGCACCGTCGTCGAGGTGCTGACGGACACGCTCTACCACGTTCGCCGATACGTCCCGGACGTGGGCTACGAGCACTACGCGGTGGACGCGTCGGAGACGGTGCCGTTCTGAGGAAACACCAGGACCGCAGCCAGCGGAGCTGGCCAGCGGAAGGAGCGGGCGGAGCCCGAGCAGCAGGGACGCGATTCATCACCCGCCGAGCACGACGCGAAGCGGGACTCACTCACCAGAAAGGGACAAGGCAATGGGCGTTCTCAAGATCACTCGCGGTATTCAGCAGGCACCCGTTCGCGGCTGCATCTACGGCGACGAAGGCATCGGCAAGACCACGCTGGCCGTGGCGTTCCCAAACCCGATCGTGCTCGACACCGAGGACGGCTCGCGGCACCTCGACGTTGCCCGGGTGGCGATCCACGACTGGAAGTCGCTCACGCTGGCCCTGGCCGAGCTTGCCGTTCAGCCGCAGGGCTTCCAGACGGTCGTGATCGACTCGGCCGACTGGGCCGAAAAGGCCCTGGCCGAGTGGCTGCTGGAGTCGTCCGACAAGAAGTCGATCGAGGACTTCGGCTTCGGCAAGGGCTACACGATGCTGGCTGAGCACTGGTCCCGCATGCTCGCGGCCTGCGACAAGCTGGTGGCCGCCGGCATGCACGTCGTGTTTGTGGCCCATGCAAAGGTGGTGCGGACGAGCCCGCCAGACCAGACGGACGGGTACGACCGCTACGAGCTCAAGCTCTCGAAACAGGTCGCCCCGGCCCTGAAAGAGTGGGTCGATTTGCTGCTGTTCGCGAACTACCAGACGCGTCTGGTCGAGGGCTCGGACGGCCGCATGAAGGCCAAGGGCGGAAAGGAGCGGATCCTCCACGCCGAGCACGCCGCCGCCTGGGACGCGAAGAACCGATTCGGCCTGCCCGCCTCGATGCCCATGGAGATCGGGCAGCTGCGGCCGATCTTCGGCAAGCCGGTCGCGAAGGCGGACGCCAAGGAGTCGGCCGACGCGTTCGAGCGGGCCACCAAGCGGATCGCCTCGGCCACGACCGTGAGCGAGCTCGGCCGGATCGGCGACCGCGTCGACGAGCTGGCGAGCCTCGGCCAGCTGACCGCCGAGCAGGCCGACGAGCTGCGGGCTCGTGTCGGCCGCCGCCACGACCAGATCGAGCCGCAGGAGGCATCGACCAATGGCGTGGCATGACAGCTGGACCCAGATGAAGAAGAAGCCCACCCCCAAGGAGACGACGAGCATGGACTGGCCGATCGACGACGACGAGCCCGAGACGCAGACGCAGACGACGCAGTACGAGCGGCTGGAGGTGCCCGAGGGCACACACGAGCTGCAGATCCACCAGGTGCTGCCGAGCGACGAGCAGCTCGAGCTACGGCTCGTCCACGACGACCCGCAGTACGGCTGGGTCTTCCTGCGGCTCAAGCGCGGGCAGAAGTGGGCCAAGGCCCTGGTCAAGCAGCTCGCGAAGGCCCTCGGCATGACGGCCCAGGACTGGGCAGACACCGACAAGGGCGACCTTGTCGGGCGGCGCGTTCGGGCCGTGATCGAGCACAAGGTCAAGGGCGACCGGATGTACGTCAACGTCGTCGGCTTCGAGCCGCAGGCCGCGACGGCGCCGCAAGAGCCCGCCAAGCCCTCGCCCGTGGCCAGGACGCCTGCCGCCAAGGTGCGGGCGGCAAGCCCCGACATCGGCAACGACGACATCCCGTTCTGAGCATGCGGCCGGGCGCGTGCCCCGGCCGAGGTTGGTTGGTTCTCACGGAGGAGACTTCGCATGAGGTGGATGGTTTTCATGACTCTTGCCCTTCTCGTCGGTGCCATCGAGGCCCGGGCCGAGCAGGTGCTCACGGTGACGACGATCGTGTCGGCCCAGCAGGCCGCCGAGGACATGGCCCGTACGGGCGTCCTGCGGCACTGCGGCCGGGCCGGTGGCCGTCGCGAGGGGATCGGATTCAGCACCGCGAGCCCCGACGCCGCGATCCGCAGCTGCTGCTACTACGCCGACGCCATGCGGGGCCGCTACCGCATCGTCGAGCGCGGGGTGGCCCGCGGCCCGCGGGGCTGGTTCGCGGTCGTTCGGTACGAGTGATTCACGCCGGCCCGCCCTGGCCCCGCCTCGCATCGGGCGGAATGGGCTCGTGAGCTGTGAGAGCGAGACATCCACAGCAGCTGCAGACGGCGTTTCGCACCTTCCGCCGGGCTGCAGCCGGATGCCCCACGACACGGGGCCAATACACGGACGACGAGGTGAGGCATGGGAAAGACGATCGCCACAGAGGACCAGGTCGTGAGGCTCGCCCGGCAGGGCGTGGACGCAAGGAATATCGCCGTGCGGCTCGGATGCTCGACCTCGACGGTCTGGCGGCTGCTGCGGCGAAACAAGAGGCAGCGGGAGGCCGTCAAGTGACGCAGGTCTACAGAGCAGAGCCGTTCGATCGCGTTGACCGCACGGACGGCTGCTACGTCTACATCCAGGAAGGGCAGGCGGTCGTCATCGACGGCAAGCCCATGGTCAAGCTCGGCGGCGGCGCCTACTGGCCGGCCGATGGCTGGTACAGCACCCGCGAGGAAGCCATGGCCGCGATCGCATGCCGGATCGAGGACTGGGGGCACAAGCTGCTGGCCCAGGCCGAGCGCTTGCGGAGAGGGGGGGGCGGGGCATGAGTCGACGCGTGAACGAGGACGAGCTGGGGACGATCGACGAGCGCACAGTGAGCCGCTACCTCGAGCGGGCCGGCCGTCCGCAGATGGCCCAGTACGTCAGGTGGCTCTTTGCATGGGCCGCCGATCACGGCCGCCGCGAGCAGCAGCTGCGGGAAGCGTACGCCCGCGTGCTCGAGCGACTGCACAAGTACGAGCCGCCAGGGCCGGCGTACGTCCCGCGGGACTACACGCCGCCGGCCGAGGCATCCGACTGAGGAGGGCACGACCATGAACAGACCGAGCTGGATCACGCCGCCGATCGAAGAGGCCCTGCCGCTGTGGGGAGCAGCCCGAGCTACGGACCCGGCAACGTCGCACGAGGCTGCGCGTCGGGCGCCGGTGGCCGGGCACTGCCGGCTGATCTGGGAGGCCCTCGCTGCCGGCCCGGCAGGGCAGACCGAGCTCGCCAGGCGGACGGGCATGACTGTGGCCGCAGTGTCGAAGCGGCTGCCGGACATGCGGCGGGCAGGGCTGATCGAGCAGGTCGGAGAGACGGTTTCGGCGAGTGGTGGGCGGGAAGCGAAGTATGCGGCGACAGTGCGGTGACGCACGGCCGAGTATGGCGTCAGGAAACCAAGTAGAGGACCAAACGCATGGCTACGACACTGGGGACTTCGCGCAACGGCGCGCACGCGATTGCATCGCAGAGGGTTGAAAGGATTTTTGTAACACCGGAAATGGCATCGGACTGGCTGGCCGCAAACACCAACAACAGGCGGCTCGTCAAGGGCCACGTCGGGTCGTTGGAGGCTGTGCTGCAGCGTGGCGAGTGGATGCTGAACGGTGAGACAATCAAGTTTTCGCGCGAGGGGCGGCTGATTGATGGACAGCACAGGTTGCACGCATGCAAAAACGTAGGCATCGGGTTCTGGACGTACGTCGCCTATGGCGTAGAGCCGAAGGCCTTCGACACGATCGATACGAACATTCGCACGCGTAAGGCGGCCGACATTTTGAGCATCCACGGCAAGGAGAACGCAACTCATCTCGCCGCGGCAGTCAAGATTCTGTGGCTTTTTGGGCAGACAGGGCAGGTCTATGAGGGTGGTGGCGGGTTTAACGGATTCAGCCCGAAGCTCTGCCTGGAAGTGATTGAGAGGCGGCCTGGAATCCAAGAGTCCGTGGCTCGGTGCGGCGGCGTCCGCATGTTCTCTTCGCCGTCCCTCCTCAGCGCGCTGCACTACCTCTTTGCGTGTGCCAATTCTGAGATGGCGTCCGATTTCGTGTCTGTCATGGCGGAAGGCAGTTCCGAACTGGACAGGCCGTTTCACATCCTGCGAGAGGCGGTCATTAACAGGCGTCTGAGCATACGGCGCATAGGGGCCAGGCAACTTGCCTTCATGGCGATCAGGTCGTGGAACTCTGAAATCTCGGCCAACTGGATCAAGAAGGTGTACTACAAGCCGAACGAGGAGTTTCCGCAAATCACCGGGCTCAACTACGAGCGTCTTGGCGACTACGTCTGACTCGCGCCGCCCTCGTGATAGGCACGATGCCGCTTCGACGCGGCGAGGCGGAATGGAAAGGAGGCCGCATGGCCGGTGAGTGGATCCCCTACGACGTATGCACACCCCAGAAGCCAGAGGTGCTCGAGCTCGTCGACCGGACCGGCCTGGAGCCGGACCAGATCGTCGGGCGGATGGTCATGCTCTGGGGCTGGGCGTCCCTGAACAGCTCGGACGGGACGGCCCGGATGTCCGTCCGGCTGCTCGGGCGTATCTGTGGTGGCGACGAGGCCTTCTGGCTGGCTGTGCAGGACGTGGGCTGGCTCGTGATCGACGCGGAAAACGGAACTGTGGCGATCCCCGGATGGGAGCGTCGGTTCTCAAATGCCGCGAAGTCTCGGGCTTTGGCCGCCGTCCGGCACCAGGTCGACAAGGCCAGGGGCGCGTCGCGCCCCCCGCCGGGGCGCGCCGCGCCCCCAGCGGGGGCGCCGCGCGCCCTAGAGAGAAGAGATAGAGGAGATAGAAATTCTTCTTCTTCCCGCGGGAGCGCTGCGCTTGGCCAGGAGGAGCCGGCAGGCTGGGACACGCTGCGGAAGGCCTGGGCCAGCGGCACGGGCCGGCCCTGGAAGCTGCCGGCACCGCCGGACAAGGTGGCCGACAGGCTGGCCGAGGAGGGTTGGTTCGAGAAGGCCCTGGCGGCGATCGACGCCCTGCCACGGTGCAAGTACTTCCGGGATCCGGTGACGCTGCCGCAGCTGCTGGCCCCGGGCTTCGTGGACAATGTGCTTGGCGGGCAGTTCGACAATCCCCGCGAACAGCGTGGCCCGGCACGCCTGGACGACAAGCCGCCGCCCCAGGGGTGGACCGGCGACGACGCAGCCCGGTTCGAGGCCACTAAGAGGGCCATGATCGCGAAGCTCAAGGAGGCCGTATGACGCCCATCCGCTACCTGATCCTGCGGTGGATCGCCACCTATTGCGAGGACCGGGGCTACAGCCCGAGCCGTCGCGAGCTGTGCCTGGCGTTCCGGTGGGCGAGCCCGAACGCGGCCCAGCAGCACATCGACGCACTGGCCCGCCTGGGGCTCGTGGCCCGAGAGGAGTTCATGGCCAGGACGTTGACGGTCACCGAGGCCGGGCACGAGCTGCTGCGGCAGCAGGAGGTGCGGGCGTGAGCGAAGACATTGCCACCAGGCTGCTGACCTGGACTCACGCTGTCGACGCACCGCCGGCGAGCGACCTGATGGACGAGGCCGCCAGGGAGATCGTCGAGCTGCGCAACAGGCTCGCGGAACTAAGCGTCATCGTCCGCACCTGCCGGTCGAGGAGCGAGTGCGTCAAAGCGGCGAAGCGACTCGCCCCGGTGACTGTCGGCCAGCAACTGGTGAACGGGTTTCACCGCGTCGAGCTTGCGTGGCGAGAGATGCGGCAGCCCACACTCACCGACGAGGAGCGGGAGGCGATTAGGGAGGCGGTCGGAGCCTACAACGACAACGACGACGACGAGGAATGTGCGAAGATCGCAGCCACGCTACACGGACTCTTGAAGCGGCTAGGCTGAGAACGGCTGCATTGAGCAGCATCGAAGAAAGGATTCACCATGACACAGGAGGCGAATGAGATGTCTGCTCCAATGCTTGGTTCTCAACGCGGCACGCCAGTCGCGTGGGCTGTCATGGTTCGCTGGGAGTACCGAGACATTTGCGGCACATACGAGCAGGCGAAAGAGCGGGCCGATGCGATCACATACTGGGACGGAGACGACCTTGTTACGGCATCCGTACAGCCGCTGCATCGTTTCCCATGCGCGACGCTTTCGGCAGATGAGCGGGAGGCAGTGCAGGCCGCCATTGAAGAATGGGCAATGGAGCGCAGCCATCATATATCTGCCACGCTGCGTGGGCTTTTGGAACGACTAGGCTGAGAACGCCAGCGATCAGCGGCTCGTCCGCTGCATCGCGTGGTTCTCGCAAGGAGGAAACATGGCTGAACGTGAGAGCAAGCAGAGAAACGTCATTGAGATAGGCTCGCCAGTCAACATCGGGACGGCCGACGATCCGATTCATGCGGTCATTCAGGCCGTCTCGCTTCGCGGGCCGCACGGCGCGGTCGCGCAGTACGAATGCGTCTGGTGGGACGGCAAGACGAGGAAGAGCGAGTGGGTCGGCGAAGACGAAATCGTTCAGGCATCGAAGCCGATCGCCGCAAAGATGAGCATCGGTTTTGCGCCCGCTGGGTGAACATAGAGAACCAGTGATTACCCGGCCCTGGATAATCACCCGCCCCGCCGCATAACGCCCCACCGCCCCGCGTCGCACGGCTGCAAAACGCTGGCCTGCTGCGTTATGCAGCACGAATAACGCGCTAGACAGTACCACTCTCGCGCGTACATTCCGCCGCGTCCCACGGAGGGGACGTATGGCGATCCTGCTCGAGGTGCCCGGCCAGCCCGTTCCGCAGCCCAGGCCTCGCGTGTCAACGCGCGGCGGCTTCGGCCGGGCGTACACGCCCAAGGGCCACGCTATCCACGCGTACCGGGAAGCGATCGTTTTGATGGCGAGGGGGGGGAGGGTCGACGGCCCAGTGAAACTGGAGGTCGACGCGATCTTTGCCCGGCCGCCGAGCCACTGGCGCAAGCACGACCTGCGGGCCGACGCGCCTCGCTGGCCTCGGGCCGACGGTGACAACTTGCTGAAGGGCGTGGCCGACGCGCTCACGGACGCGGGCGTTTGGGACGACGACGACCAGGTCGTCGAGTGGGTGATCCGCAAGCGGTACGCGAGCCGGGCCGAGCAGGCCAGGACGGTGATCCGCATCACGGAGGACGCCGTCCCTTGAGTCGCGCAAAGCTGCTGTCGCCCGAGCAGGAGGCCGCCGTCAGGGCGGCCTATGCCCGTGGGGCGACATCGGCCGAGGCAGCGTTCCTGGCGGGCGTAACGGTGAGCGTAATCCAGGCGCGGCTGCGGGACCAGATCAGGGACATCCGCAAGGGCCGAGGCAAAGGCGGGCGGCGTGGCAAGGCAGTCGATCCGACGCCAGAGGAGATCGCCGAGAGGCGGGCCGAGTGTGATCGTCGGCGGCTGCTGATCATGCAGCCAAAGTTCCACGACCCCAACGATCTGAGCTAATGCACGCATGCCAGACGCGATCAAGCGATGGAGGCCGACGCAGGCCAAGGCGAGGCCCGCCAAGGAGCGAGCCCACTACACGTCTGCCGATTGGCGGGCGCGGCGACTGCGGATCCTGTTGCGTGATGCATACGTCTGCCGTGCGTGCGGCTGCGTGTGTCACACCAAGGACGCGCACGTCGATCACATCAAGCCGCTCGAGGACGGCGGCAGTGACGCGGGCGCGAACCTGCAGACACTCTGCAGTGCGTGCCACGGTCGGAAGACGAGAGCCGAGCAGAAGGCCAAGGGCTTCGCGTGATGGCATGCCTGGGGGGGTGGGGCTTTTTGACAAACTGACGTTCGCCGGAAAGCCCCATGCCGCCTCAGCGCGAATAACTGACCAACTAACGCCAAACGGGAGCGAACCATGGGCCGCAGAGGCCGCCACCCAGACCCCAATAGCAAGCGTTCTCAAGCCGCCCTGGCTCGCGCAGCGGCCATCGGCGTGGCAGTGCAGGCCAAGCCGCAGGCGGCCACGCAGGCCGATCCGGTGGCCATGCCTGCCGACGTTGAGGCCCGCGTGATCGCGGCCCAGTTCTGGACGAGCCACGCCGACCCGCTGGCGGCTGCCGGCCGCCTGCGGGCCGAGCAGGCCGAGGGCCTCGCGATCCTGTCGCACCTCTACGCCGACTGCCGCGAGCTCGCGCAGCAGCTCGCCCAGGAGGGCTGGATGACGTCGACCGAGAAGGGCCAGGCCGCCAACCCGGTGGCCCGCCTGCTGCGTGATGCCCGGCGCGACTTCGTCGCCCTGGCCCGCGAGTACGGGCTGACGCCGGCGGCCGAGACGCGATTCCCACCAGAGGCCGCCGACCATGGCGAAGAAGACGCAGAGGAAGCGAAGCTCCGCGCGTTCATCGGCTGAGCCAGGCGGCGACAGGCCCGAGTACGCCCCGGGCTACGTCTGGGACGCAGCTGCTGCGGCGCGCCCCGCCGAGTTCATCGAGTCGTTCTGCCGGGTGCCGTCGCCCGACGGTGGCGATCCGGTGCCGGTGAAGCTGATTCCGTGGCAACGCGACCGCGTGATCGCACCGCTGTTCGGGTGGAAGCGGCCCGACGGCCGGCTACGGTACCGCCGCGGTGCCGTCTTCGTGCCGAAGAAGAACGGCAAGACGTGGCTCATGTCGGGCGTGGCCCAGTACCTGCTGACGGCCCACCAGCCGCTGGCCGACGTCTACCCTGCGGCCGTCGACCGCGAGCAGGCCCGGATTCTGTACCGCATGCTCAAGCGCAGCGTCGAGGCTTCGCCCACGCTGTCGAAGGTGCTCGAGGTCGTCGACTCAAAGAGCATCATCCGCAACCGGAAGCACGGGAACGTGCTGCGGTGCTTGAGCGCCGACGCGTACCGCAACGAAGGCCTGAACGGCTCGGTGATCATCGACGAGATCCACGCCCACAAGAGCGACGAGCTGATCTCGGCCCTCATGTACGCGACGCGGGCCACGCCCAACGGCCTTGTCCTGGCGATCTCGACGGCCGGCGACGACCGCAAAGGCCCTGGCTACCAGTGGTGGCAGGACTGCGAGCTCGTGATGAAGAACCCCGCCGCGAATCCGACGTTCTACGGGCTGATCTACGCCGCGGCAGCAGACGACGACCACGACGATCCCGAGACGTGGCGGAAGGCGAACCCGTCTATGGGCGTGACGTTCCCCGAGGAAGAGTTCCGCGCCGACTGGCAGGACTCGCAGACGAACCCCGTGAAGCGGACGCGGTGGCTCCGCTACTCGCTGAACGTCTGGACGACGCCCGATAACCGCTGGTTCACCCCCGAGGTCTACGTCCCCTGCGTGGCCCAGCCGCCCGAGCCTCTGGCCGGCCGGTCGTGCTTCCTCGGCCTCGACCTGGCCGACCACCTCGACCTGACGGCGGCCGTCGCCCTCTTCCCGGACGGCCACGGTGGCTACGACGCCGACGCGATGTTCTGGATGCCCGAGGACAACGTGGCCGAGCGTGAGCGCGAGGCCCGCGTTCCGCTGCGTCAGTGGATCGCCGACGGGTGGATCCGCACCACGCCAGGCGTCCGGCTCGATCACGACCAGGTGGCCGCGGATCTGATCGCGTATTCGCAGTCGCACAAGGTCCGCGGCGTCGGCGCCGACCCGTGGAACCTGGGCTCGGTGGCTACGCAACTTCAACGTGCCGGCCTTGAAGTGCAGGCTATCGGGCAGTCCGTTGGCCGGATGACGGCGCCGTCCAAGCTGCTCGAGGTCCTGATCCACGAGCGGAAGTTTCGGTGCCCGTCGCCGGTGATGCAGTGGATGGCCGGGAACGTCTGCCTGTACGTCGATCACGCAGGAAACATGAAGCCCGATAAGGGCCGGTCGAGCGAGAAGACCGACGGGATCGTGGCGGCCGTCTGCGGCCTGGCGGTGGCAAGCACGGCGGAGCCGGAACCGGGGCCTGACGCATGGCAGATCATCGAGCTGTGAAGAAGACCGGCGCGGCCCCGAAGCCGCGGGCACGGCGGCCCAGCAAAAAGGCCTTGAACGAGTTCGCCCTGCGGGCGCTCGCGGATCACCTGCCCGTCGGCACGATCCTGAACGCGGCGACGATCGACGCCGAAGTGGCCGTCCGCACGACCTGCATCCTGGCCTGTGTGCGGTTCATCGCGTCGTCGCTCGCCTGCATGCCGACCGAGATCATCCGCCGGCGGCCGGGCTACCCGAAGACCCACGCCCACGACCTGGCCTGCTACGACGTCCTGACGTGGCGGCCCAACTCGTGGCAGAGCGACTTCGAGTACAAGGAAACGACCGCCTACCACCTCGCCCTCTACGGCCGGGCGTACTCGCGGATCGTGGCCGGCGAGAACGGCTTCTGCTCGGCTCTTGAGCCGCTGCACCCAAGCCGGATGTCGACGTTCCGCGGGGCCGATGGCAGCCTGCTGTACCGCTACCTGCTGCCGCGTGGCCAGTTCCGCGACTTCCAACAGGCCGAGATCGTCCATTACCGCTGGCTCTCGGACAACAGCTACGAGGGCCAGCTGCCGGCCGAGCTCTGCTCGACGAGCGTGGCGCTCGCCCGCAAGCTCGACGTTGCCGCGGCGTCGTTCTGGGACAACTCGGCCCGGCCGGACGGCGTGATCGAGACGCAGGAAGACGTGCCGCCCGAGGCTCAGTCGCGTTTCATCGAGCAGTGGCGGGAGATCTACGGCGGTGCCAAGAAGCGCGGCGCGACCGCGATGCTGCCCAAGAAGACGCAGTTCAAGCCGATCGAGGGAAACAGCAACGAAGCGAACCAGTTCATGGAGCTGCGGAAGTCGCTCCTGCCCGAAGTGGCCCGCGTCTACGGCATCCCGACGACGCTGCTCGGTGACGCCGACATGGCGAAGTACTCGAACGTCGAGCAGGAGTTCGTGACGGCCCACGTTTTCGGGCTGCTGCCGTGGCAGAAGCGTTTCGAGGGGGCGATCGACCGCTCGATCCTGCGGACCTACGACAACCCGATGGACGGCCGGCACTACTGCCGGCTGGACAGCCGGGCGCTGCTGCGTGGCGACACCCAGGCCCGCGTGGCCCTCTACCAGTTCCTGTTCAACTGCGGGGCGATCTCGCCCAACGAGCTGCGGGATCTCGAAGACCTGGACCTGCTCGAGAACCCGGCAGCGAACGCGACCTACATGCAGCTGGGCTTCGCGCCGCTGGGCACATCGGCCACCGGCACCGGGCCGGACGCCCAGCCGGCCGCCGGCGAGGAGCAGTACCCGGCCGACACGATCGAGCCCGAGGACGTGCCGGCCGACATGGAGGACGACGCCAATGGCTGATGACATCGAGCGCCGCTACGTCCCCGCCGCCGTCGAGCCGATCGAGCTCGAGGAGCGGTCGGCCGCCGCCCCGACGATCAAAGGGATCAGCCCGCCGTTCAACTCGAAGAGCCACGACCTGGGTGGCTTTCGCGAGGTGTTCGCGCCGACCGCGTTCGACAAGGTCGTGGGCCGCCATCGCAACGACCCGCGCGGCGGCGTGGATGTCGTCGCCCTGTTCAACCACGACGAGAACCAGGTGCTCGGCCGGACGACGTCCGGGACGCTGGAGATCTCGAAGGCCGACAAGGGTCTGGCATACTCGATCACGCCGCCCGACACGACGCTCGGCCGGGATCTGCTCACGCTGATCCGCCGGGGCGACATCTACGGGGCGTCGTTCGCGTTCTCGGTCGCCCAGGGCGGCGAGTCGTGGACGCAGGAGGCCGACGGCTCGGCCGTCCGCACGATCACCGAGGTGGCGGGCCTGTACGACGTCTCTGTCGTCACCCGGCCGGCCTATCCGCAGTCGTCCGCGGCCCTGCGGTCGCTGGAGGCGTGGCGGAGCGAGAACCTCACGAGCCACGAAGTCGAGCAGCTGGCCCAGCAGGCCGCCGATCTCGAAGCCGACAAGCGGCGCCGCTGGTCCTACGCCCTGACAGCCGCAGCCGCGCGGCTCGTCTCCGCGAGGCTCAAGGCCAATGCACCACGAATCAAGTAGGGCCTGCCGCAAGTGCGGGCACCGCTGCCGCGTGATCACCTCGCGCCGCGTCGGCCTGGAGCAGGAGCAGCGGCTGGAGTGCAGCTGCTGCCATGCCCGCCGGAAGCGCGTCGTGCCCGCCACCGAGATCTGGAGCCGGAAACGATGAACGCCACGCCCGACTCCATCGCCGTCGTCGCGTCCCAGGTGAACGCGTTTGTTGTTAGCGCCCGCGAGCAGGCCCGGGACGGACTCACCTGGACCGAGTTCGGCCGGCTGCTCGTGCAGCTGCTCTACCTCGCCGTGGCCGGGCTCGACGCGGTGGCCACGCTCACCGGCCCGCAGAAGCGCGAGGTCGCCGTGACGGCCGCCGCCGTGCTGTTCGACACGCTCGCGGATAAGGCCGTGCCGGTGACGGCGTGGCCCGCCTGGATGCTCGTCCGCCCCGCGACTCGCCTACTCGTCCTCTCGCTCGCCGCCGGGGCCGTCGAGGCCCTGCTCAGGATCTCCAGGAGTGCTGCCGCATGATCACCATCCTCATCGTCGCCGCCGCCGTCGCGTTCCTGCTGTGGCCGAGCAAGAAGCCGGGCGAGGCCTCGCCGGCCATCGGCCTGTTCAAGGTGCCGCCGGTGCTGCCGCCGGCGGCACCCCCGGCCCAGGCCGGGCCGGACCCGCGGACAGCGATCGACTCGCTGCTGGCCGTCCGGGACCGGCTCGCTCTCACTGACAGCCTTAACGAGGACTCTGCGAGGGCCGTCGACACGCTCTGGCTGGATCTGCTGCACGGGAGCCATCGGAAATGAACCCCCGCCACAAGCTCGCCCTGGCCGCCGCCCTGCTCGCCGGCGCCGCCCTCGTGGCGGCCGTCGAGTTTTGGCCGCGATCTGCCCCTGCCCCGGCCCCGTCGGGCGGCCTGTCGCTCCGCGGCAAGTTCATCGGCGCCGAGGCGGCCGAGGACGCCGCCGCGTTTGCGGGCGTGTGCGGCTCGATCGCCGACGCCCTCGAGCTCGACGGCACGGCCGCGAGCCCGCGGATCGCCACGGGCCTGCAGCTCGAAGAGCTTCGCGTGGGCGTCTCCGAGTTTCGGTTCGCGCCCCGTCCGCTGCGTGAGCGGCAGCCGCACGTCAAGGCGGCCGTCGGCCGCTACCTCGACGAGGCGGCCGGCACCTCGGGCGGGCCGATCGACGCCGAGGCCCGCGGCCGGTGGGTGACAGCGTTTCGCGAGCTGGCTCGGGCGGCCGAGGAGGCAGTCCGATGATCGGCTATCTGCTCAGCACCGCCGCGTTCGTACTCGGCTCGCTGGCCGTCCTGCTCGTGATCGGCTCGGCGGCCCTCATGCCGTTCATGGTAGCCACCGTGATCGTCGAGCTACGCGAGCTGCGTGAGCAGGTCGAGAAGCGGCCCGCCTGCGACTGCCGGCGGCCCGTCGTGCCGTTCCCGCGATCCCGTTTCGGGGAGCTGCTCGATGACTAAGCGGAAAGCCATCTGGACATGGTCTGCCGTCGGGTTCGTTGTCTTCGCGGCGATCCTGGGCGCGTTGATCGAGCATGTGACGCACCGGGCGCTGCGGGCAGCCGAGCAGCGGTTCGGCTACGTCCCGGACGCCGCGGGCACCAAGGCGTTCCTGCGTGAGCTGGCCGAGCCGACGTTCGCCCAGGCCGGTGCCGACGCGATCCGCGCAGCTCAGGGCAAAGACGCTTACCTCTACCGCTACGCCGACCGCTGCCATCGCGCGAAGTACGGCACGCCCTACGGACCATGGAACCAGGGCGACCACGGGAGCTGCGTCTCGTTCGGCTGGGCCATGGGCTCGTACGTCGGGCAGTGCGTCGACTACTGCCAGGGGCAGCTCGACGAGCTGCCGCTCGTCGTGGCCACCGAGCCGATCTACGGCGGCTCGCGGACGGAAGGCCGACTGCCGCCGGTGACGTTCGCGGGCTACTCCGACGGAAGCTACGGTGGCGCCGCCGCCCGGTGGGTTTCGGGGCTGAAGAACGGCCGCGGCGGGATCCTGTTCCGCCAGAAATACGGCGACGTCGATCTCTCGTCCTACTCGATTCCACGGTCGCGAGATTGGGGAGCGCGGGGCGTGCCAGCAGATCTCGCCAAGCTCGCGAACCAGCACGTCGCGAAAAAGGTCGCCCTCTGCGAGGACTGGGCCAGCCTCACGGCAGCCCTGGAGAACGGCCTCTGCGTGCCGATCTGCTCGAACGTCGGCTTCAAGGGTCAGGACAGGGACGCCGACGGGTTCCTCCGTCGCAGCGGCTCGTGGGCTCATTGCATGGTCGTGATCGGCCTGAAGTACGCGAAGAACAACGGCCCCGGCTCGCCTGAGCCGATGAAACAGCCGCGCGACGGCGTGCTCGTGATGAATAGCTGGGGGTCTGGGTGGGTCCGGGGCGGCAAGCACCCGAGCGACCAGCCCGAAGGATCGTTCTGGATGAGCCGCACCGACGCCGAGGCGATCCTCGCCCAGGGCGACTCATTCGTGATCGGCGGCGTGGAAGGGTTCAAGCCGCGGCAGCTTGTGAACGACGGCTGGATGGAGGGACGCTAATGCTCGAGCTCGTGTACTGGGTGATCCTGGGCAGCATCGCCGGCGGCGTCGCGAAGGCGATCGTGCCCTCGACCGTGCCGGCCGGCTGGGTGCCGACGATCGCCGTGGGCGTTCTCGGCTCGATTGCCGGCGGCCTGCCATTCGGCCGCGGCCCGGCCGGGCTCGTCGGCTCGATCGTCGGGGCCGTCGTCGTGCTCTACCTCCACCAGCTCTGGAGGGACAGCCATGCTTGACATACGTCAACACGAGAAGCGACTTGCCGTCGCCGCCGTAGTGCTGGCGGCCGTCGTCTGGTGGCTGGCCACGGCACCAGAGTCGCCGATCCGGCCCGATCCGCCCCGTCCGCAGCGTCCCGTCCTGCGGTTCCTCGGCCGCGTGGCCCAGGTGGCAGCCAAGCTCGGCCTGACGGCCCTCTGGGTGTTCGAGCCGGCCCCGCCCGACGCCGACGAGGTGCAGCTCGTCCACGCCGTGATCGGCGCCGACGGCCACCAAGTTCTCGATAATGCGAGGTGGTAGATGTACGACGCCGCCCACTCCCTCTGGCACTGGCTGCTGTGGTCGCTCGCGATCGCGTCCCACGATCCGGCGTCGATCGAAGCCGAGCGCGCCCGGGCCGCTGGCTGCGTGAGCGTGGCCTATGCGGCCATGGCCCAAGAGCCGCCACCCGCCCCGGCCCCTGCGAAGGCGGCCCCGCCGGCCAAGCCCGCCTGCCGTGAGTGCAACGGCACGGGCCGCATCTACCGCCCCGACGGCGGCTACGTCCGCTGCAAGTGCGGCGCGTGCTCAACGGGCACCTGCCCGAAAGCTCTACCGTAGAACAGCGAAGTTCAACGGTGTCGTCCCACGCGGGACAGTGTGCGAGTCGTCAGACACGAACACCTTCCCGCGAGGACCCCATGAACAAGCTCCGCCTGGCCCAGGACGAGATCGCCACCCTCCTTCCGCAGATCGAGAACCTGCGGAACGTCGACCCCTCGGACGACAAGGACGGCGCGGCCGCCGCGGCCCTGGATCGGGCGCTGCAGCGGGCCGACGAGCTGAACGGCATCGTGGAGCGTGAGAACGCGATCGAGGCCCGGCTCGCCGCGGCCCGTGCGAAGCTCACGCCCGTGGCCGACAGCGAGCCACGCGGCGTCGTCGAGAAGGGCGAAGAGCTGCGGACCAAGGCCGAGCGGTCGATCATCGGCGGCCTCCGCGGCTACTCGAGCCGTGAAGCGGCCGACCGCGTCGGCGGCTACCTGCGGCAGCTCGTGACGGGCGAAGTTCGCGCCATGGGCGAGACGAGCCCGGCGTACGACGCGAAGGGTGTCGATTTCGTGATGCAGGAGCTCTACGGGGCGATCGTCAACCGGCTGACCTACAGCTCGGTGGCGCTGCAGCTCGCGAGCGTCTACACCCCGTCGAGCAACAGCATCAAGATCCCGAAGATCGGCGACGCCACCGTCTCGATCGTCGCCGAGGGCGTGGCCACCAGCGACCAGGACATCTCGTCCGACGGCGCGACCGTGACGCTCTACGAGCACCGGCTCTCGGTGGCGATCTCCCGGTCGCTCCTCGAGGACTCGCCGCTCGACGTGGCGGGTGTCGTGGCCGAGCGGATCGGCGTGGCCTACGCGAAACACGTCGACAGCCTCTGGCTGGCGGGCAACGCGAACCCCGCGATCACCGGCCTGGCCGGTGCCGTGGCGGCCGGAAACACGATCACCGTGGCGGCCAACGCGGCCACCAGCCTCAACAACCTGGCCGACGTCGTCGGCAAGGTCGACGAGCAGGTGATGGAGACCGCGTGGGTGTGCAGCCGGGCCGGCTGGGTCGACCTGATGAAGATCTGGTCCGCTCAGCAGACGACCATGACGGTCGGCGGCGGGCGGGTGGTGCCGACGGTGTTCGGTGCCCCGGTCTACCTCGTCAAGGGTCTGCCCGCCACCACGCTCGCCCTCTACGGCGACTTCAAGATGGCCTCGGCCATCGCGGTGAAGTCGTCCGGCCTGGAGATCGACGTGGCCCGCGAGCTGCTCATCCGCAATCGGCAGGTGCTCTACGCGGCCTCCCAGCGTGCGGGCGTGGCCAACCACGACGCCCAGTACGTCGGCCGGCTCGCCAAGGCTGCCAGCTGAGCCCGGCAGCGTGACGCATGACGCGGCCGGGGGTGGCCAACCGCCCCCGGCCGCTTGTCCATACACCGGAGACCGTTCGCCATGCTCATGCGATTCGTCCGCGACGGCTGGGGCCATAAGGCCGGTGACGAGGTCGAGAAGCTGCCCGACTTCGCTCGGGTGCTTGAGCAGGAGGGCTATGCCGTCCCGGTCGACGCCCAGCCGAAGGTCGAGCGTGCCGTTGCCCAGGAGCCCGACAAGCGCACTGCCGACATCAAGAGGTAGCCCATGCGGCTCCGCTCGCTCGTCGTCGCGACTCACCCCACAGTCGAGCCTGTGTCGCTCGCCGCGGCCAAGTCTCACCTGGGCCTGCTGCCCGAGCAGGAGGACGATCACGCCCAGATCCTGGCCATGATCGCCACGGCCCGCCGGCTCGTCGAGAGGCGGCTCGGCGTGGCCCTCATGCCGCAGCAGCTGCGGGCGCGATTCGACCATTCCGACGGCGACGGCTGGAGCCGCGGGCCGGCCGGCATTGGGCCGATCACGCTGCGGCTGCCCGTCACGCCGATCCTGGTGGGCAACGCGTACCCGGTGGCCGTGGACGTTGACGGCGTGGCCGTCAGCAGCTCGGCCTACAGCGTCGACGCCGACGGCGGCTACCTGCGGTTCTCGACGGCCCCGTCCGTGTCCGAGCTGGCCACGCTGACCGTCACTTACTGGGCCGGGCAGGAGATCCTCTCGCCGCAGCTGCGGTCGGCCATCCTGCTGTACGTCGGGCACCTGTACCTGAACCGTGAGGCCTCGGCGGCCGGTGCGGTGTCGGATGTGCCGCTCGCGTTCGAGACGCTCCTGGCGAGCGAGTCTGTCACCGGGAGGTGGTGATGGCGATCCCCGCCGGCATCCTCCGCGAGACGGTCGTGATCGAGCAGCAGGCCGAGACCCGCAACTCGCTCGGCGAGGCGGTGGCCACCTGGTCGACGTTCGCGAGCCGCCGGGCCGCCGTCGAGGCGATCAGCTACACCGAGGCTCAGCGGCAAAACTCGATCGGCGGGACCGCCACCTGGGTCGTCCGCTGCCGTTTCGTGGACGGGATCACCGGCAAGATGCGGGTCCGCTGGGTCAGCCGCGGCGGCCGGATTCTCTACATCTCCTCGGTCGTCGAGCGCGGGAACCGCGACGAGCACGAGCTGACCTGCGAGGAGAAAGCCTCTTGATCAGCCTCGACATCCAAAACGACGCGCAGGTCCAAAAACAGGTCCAGGGGCTGATAGCTGCGTTCGGGAGGCTTCCTCGCGACTTGGCGAAAAAGCGCATGCGCGCCGCCATTCGAAAGGCCACAAAGCCGTTTGAGCCGGCGCTGCAGGGGAATACGCCATACCTGACGGGCTCGCTCATTCGGAGCATCAAGACCAAGATCAAGGTCTACGACAAAGGCACCCACGGCAACGTCGTGTTTGTCTGTGGCTACGCCAGGGGGTCGCTCAAGAAAAAGAGAGGCCTGTTCGTCGTGTCTGGGTCTGGCAGCCACGCGATCATCGTCGAAAACGGATCAAAGCTGCGGCGCCGCAAGAGCGGCGGATCCACGGGCATCATGCCTGCGAGAAGAATGGCGAAACGCACGCTGGACGCAACCCGGCAGTCCGTCCTGTCGTCCCTCGTCACTGAGCTGGCGTCTGCCCTTGAGCGGACAGCCAAGGAGGTCGGTTCAAATGCCGTTTCCTGAACAGTGGCTCAAGGCCGCAGCCGAGGCGGCCGGCGGGTGCCTGGCGTGGCCCATGGAGGCCCCGGAGGGGGCCGCCCTGCCGTATGTCGTCTACGGCCGCACGTCCACGACACGCGAGCAGATCATGGCCGGGCCGACTCCCGTGGCAGTCAGGCCGTCGGCGCAGTTTCAGGTGCTCGTCTACGCGCCGACCTACTTCGGTGCGAAGACGCTCGCGGAGGCCGTCAGGCTGGCCCTTCACAACTTCAACGGTACAGCGCACGGCGTGACAATCCGCGAGTGCCTGATCCAGGAGGAGGCGGACGCCCCGCCGGACTACCTCGAGGGGCAGGATAAGCCGACGTTCGCCGTCGAGCAGACGTATCAAATCCGCTGGGAGGAGTAGCACATGCCGGACCCCAACATCGCCGACTCTCAGGGGACAACTTTCACGTTCGGCGGCGCCACGTTCGTCGCGAAGAACGTGAAGGTGAAGCGCAGCCAGGCCTATATCGACGTCACGCCGCTGTCGGCGGCAGCCGGCTCGACGCGGTGGCTTCAGAAGTCGCCCCTGGTCGACGGCGACGAGATCAGCTGCGAGTACTGGGGCACGACGGCACCTTCTCGCGGCGCCTCGGCAGCCATCGGCTGCGACAAGCTCGGCGTCTCCGGCAACGCGGTCTGCGAGGAGTTTGAGCTGACCGCCGCCGTCGGCGAGCTGATCGTCGGCACCGCCACCTTCAAGCTAACGGGCGGCTGATCGGCCGGGAGGTGACCCGTGCCAGACGTACCAGACAGTCAGGGCGCCACGCTCTCGTTCGACGGCACCGTGCTCGGCATCCTGCGGGGCGTTTCGCCGTCGTTCTCGGCGGGCAACATCCACGAGGTTACGAGCATGCGGTCGCCCGTCCTGGGGGCGGGGCAGAACGCCCGCGTGCTCAAGCAGTTCAACTGCACGAGCGTCGACACCGGCTCGGTCACGGCCAGGTTCATCGGGCTGCCTGGATTTTCGCGAAACGACATCGGCGGCCCCGGGACGCTCACGCTCACATGGCCGTCCGGCGGCACGCTGAGCGCGGCTGCGGTGCTCGAGCAGCTCGACGCCGAGCTGACCACGGGCGAGCTCGTGCAGTGGGTCGCCCGGTTCAAGTTCACAGGGTTCTAGACACAGGAGCATCTATGGGTCTGGCCGAAGACATCCTCGCGATCGACGACATCCGCCCGCCGCAGAAGCTGCACGTCAAGGCCTGGGGGCGTGATGTCTTCCTGCTCGATCCGACGGCCGACATCCGGGACGAGTGGGAGATCTACTGCGCCGCCAACCAGGGGAAGAAGGCGTCTTGGCGGGCGAAGCTCGCGAGCCTGATCCTCTGCGACGAGCAGGGCAACCGGCTGTTCACGACGGACGCCGACGTCGCCAAGCTCGGCAAGAAGAAGGCCGCGGCCCTGCACGAGATCTGGCAGGCCGGGCAGAAGCTGCTCTCGATCACCGACGACGAAGTGGAGGAGCTCGAAAAAAACTGAGAAGCCGGCCGGACGAGGTCTTTCTCTACCGGCTGGCCCTCGAGCTCGGCATCCCGCACCCGGAGGCCTGGAAAAAACGACTGACAGTCAGGCAGCTACGGCGGTGGATGGCCTACTGGCGGATCGAGCCATTCGGTGACGAGTGGCGACGGTCGGCCCGCGAGGCCCTGACGGCGGCGGCCGGGTTCGGCGCAAAGCCGGACCCTGACGCCGAGGAGAAGTTCCTGCCCAGCTACCGCGAGAAGCCGCAGACGATCGACGACATCCGCCGCGAGCTGGCCAAGATCCCGGCCTTTGCGGCCCAAATGAAGCAAGAGTAAATGGCCACGATCGGCAAAGTATCCGCCGTATTCACCGCGAGCAGCGCGGGCCTCAAGGCCGGCGTCAACGACGCGTCGGCGTCGTTCAAGAAGCTCTCGGCCGACGTCGCCAGCCTGCGTGGCGGCATGCGGTCGCTCGTGGCGATCCAGGGCGCCCAGCTCTTCGGCCAGGTCGCGAACGCCGCCCGGGCGGCGGCCAGCTCGTTCGTCAACGTGGCCCAGGCCCAGGCCCAGACGATCGACAACACGAGCAAACTGTCCCGCCGGCTGGGCATGACGTACGGCGAGCTCGCCGGGCTGTCGCTCGCAGGCGATCTGGCGGGTGTGTCGATGGACACGATCGGCAAGGCGGCCACCAAGGCCGACGTCGCGTTCGTGAAGGCCGCCCAGGGGTCCACGCAGGCCCAGGCCGCCCTGGCGGGCGTCGGGCTCTCGGTGGACCAGCTGCAGAACAAGAGCCCGGCCGAGCGGTTCCAGATGATGGCCGACGCGATCGCCGGGCTGCCGACGCCGGCCGAGCGTGCCCGGGCGTCCATCGCCCTGTTCGGAAAGAGCGGGGCCGACCTGCTGCCGCTGTTCGAGGGCGGGGCCGGCTCGATCCGCAACGCGACCGACGAGGCCCAGAGGTTTGGGCTCGCCCTGACAGACCAGCAGGGGCAGGCCGTCGAGAACATGAACGACGCGTTCACGCGGGCCTATTCGGCCATCGGCGGCGTTGTCCAGCAGGTGGTGGCGTATCTGGCCCCTGCCCTGCAAAGCGTCACCGACACGTTCACGAACCTTGTGGGCGGCATCGGCGGGGCGAACATTGGCCAGTTCATCGGCGAAGGGATCCTGGCTGGTGCCGAGTTCTTCGCGACGGTGGCCGACGCAATCATCTCTGGGCTGTCCAGCGTCTGGGAGTACGTCTCGTCGATCGGCGTGCAGTGGAGCGCTGTGTGGGAGGCCGGGAACCGCGTGGGCGCGTTCCTGTCGGGCGTCGGCAACACCATGAAGTTCATTTTCGGCGCCGCGATCCTCGGCCTCACTGGCCCGATCACGGCCCTGCTCAAGGGTGCCGACTTCCTGGCGAAGCGAGTGGGCGTCGATCTGGGCGTGGACGGCTTCCTGGCGGGGGCCGACGCGTTCAACCAGTCGATCGTGGACGGCATGACGGATGCCAGCAACGCGGCTGCGGCTGACTTTGGCCGGGCGTTCGGCGAGGGTGGCGCCGTGGCCGAGGCCCAGAAAGGCCCCGTCTCCACCATGATCGGCGATGCCGTCAAGGCAGCCCGCGAGGCTGCTAACGCCCGCAACGAAGCGGCCAGGACCGTCGTGCCACAGGCCGGGCCGAAGCCGCCGCCTGAGCAGGCCGCGTTCACGGGACCGTCGTCAGAGGCCCTCAAGGCCACCGACAGCCGCTCGCGTGAGGGCATCGCCGAGATGTTCCGCCTGATGCGTGGCGACACGGGCAACGTCCAGGAGCGCATCGCCGTGGCCGTCGAGCGGGTGGCCGACAACACGAGCGAGGCGGACGACATGGACACCGTGGACATCGGGGGCTGAGCCATGGCCATCGCAGCATGTCTGGAGACAGCCCGCGGGACGGGCGTCAGCGGCAAATACGGCGAGTCGTTCACGTTCACGCGGAAGTGGATCGTCCGCGTCGACAGCCCCTCCACACCGCGGACGCTGATCGCCCGGGCGCCGGGGATCGTGTTTGGCGCCGGCCACCCGGACTTCGGCAACCATAAAGCGATGGAGTTCGACTGCACGGAGGAGTCGGGCGACGGCATGGTCTGGTCCGTCACGGTCAAGTACTACATCCCGCCCGTCAGCAACACGCCCGACACGACGGGCATGCCGAAAGACGCCTGGTCGGCCAGCGGCTCGACGATCACCATCCCGGTGTTCGAGGACAAGGACGGGGAAAAGATCGCCAACTCTGCTGGCGATCCAATCGAGAACGCCGAGCGCGAGTCGAGCGACTTTTCGCTGACGCTCACGAAGTGCTATGCCGACCTGGCATGGTCGAACATTGCTCGTGACCAGAGCAACACCGTCAACAACGGCAGCTGGAACAGCTCGCCGGCCCGGACGTGGAAGGTGGCATTTCGCTCGGCCAACAAGAAGGAAGCCACCTCGAGCAGCTCGAACACCACCAAGCCCTTCTGGGAGGTCGTGTGGGAGTTTCAGTACCGCCAGGAAACGTGGGACTACAAGCCGTGGGACGTCGGCTTCAACCAGCTCGTGGACTCGAGCGGCAACCCGCAGACGGGCGGCACCAAGCGGGCTGCCGTCCTGGGGGCTGACAAGAAGCCCGTCAAGCAGCCGGTCGCCCTGGCCAACGGCGTGGCGAAGACGCCCGGCCAGAAGCCCGACGTCCTCACGTTCAAGCTCTACCGCGAGACCAGCTTCTCCGTATTCGGGACGCCGAGCTGATGGCCAAGCCGCCGCGACAGTCCGGGCAGCGAGTGACGTTTACGCCGGCATCAGCCCGGCGGATCGCGGCCGTCGTCCAGGCCTACGAGCGCGGCAACGGCTCGATCCCTGCGGCCCGGCAGCGGACAGGCGGCGACGACGGCGGCATCGTCCGCGGCACGTTCACCGGGGCCTGGGCCAAGGGCAGCACGAAGACGGTGACCGACGCCACGCTGTCGGCGGTGACATATGAGAACGTGAAGAACTATTTCGCCGCCGTCAGCGGCAGCGGAACGAAAGCGTGTGCCATCGCCTTTGCTAATGGTGAGTGGATCCTCATTGCTGCGGAGTGCTGACGAATGGCCATGCTAGGTGGCGAGTGCTCGGAGTGCTGCGAGCAAGAGTGGGTGTGTCTGCAGTGCGATGCATGCGACATTCCTGACGCCATTCGCATCACGATCAGCAGCCAGTCTCTGCCGATCTATCACGCATGCGTCTGTGGGGTGTTCATCCCAGGCGGCGCGGAGCCTACACCTACCTTCTCATTCGCGTACTACATCAGGCAGATATCGGGGACGTTCGTCCTGCAAAAGATCGGCGGAAATGCGACCCAGGGCATATATAACTTCGGAGGCGCCGGCGACGACGTGTTTTTACAGGCGAGCATCGGCTACGCATCCTCGCCAGACGTCGCGTACGCCAATGTCTCGGTAAGGCTCGGCAACCTCGTCAGGTGCCGTTGCGTTGACGGCGGGACGCCGCCGACACAGCAGCAGATGGAGTCGAGCGAGTGGGGAAACGCATGCCAGAATGGGAACGGCGGGTCGCCCAGGCTGTTTCCGAGCAGCGACTGGGCGGCGGCGAATGGCACCTCGTTCATGCTGTCCAGGCAGGTGTTCATGTCTGAGTGCGAGTATCGCGGCGCCGTCATTGCCTTAGTTGATCAGGCATGCACTAACGGCACGGAGAGCAGGTCTGTGGCGTTCGCCCCCATTTCAGTGCCAACGGATGGGGCATCTGCTGCCGGCTGCGTGCCGCCACTGTCGATGACCATACGCCACAGTGTGACGCTGCTGGGAACGCCATCTGGAACCAGCAACGTGGCGAGCCTGACAAACGTAAAAACTGTATACGACGCCGGGCCATTCAATGGTGTGATACCGATATGGCTGGTCAGTACGTCACTGCCGTCTGCCGCATGGCCGCCTCCGGTGGGCTACCTACCGACCGACATCTATTCGACGCCTACTGTGCGGCATGATCAGCAGGTGTCGGTTGACGCAATAGAGATGCTCTACGGAGCGTCGGCCATTCCGCTCTTTGCTGATCGCGGCAAGCCTGCTTGTGCGTTCTGAGGTGCATGATGGCCTGCTATCAGACATCTTCGCTTCCATCTGGAATCAGCGCTGCAGGCCGCACGCCCTACAAGACTCAAGCCGAGTGCCTCCAGGCCTGCAAAGAGGGCGCGTGTTGCGAAGGCACGGCGTGTACCGTCAAGCCGCAGTGCCAGTGTCAGGGGGCAGGAAAAACGTTCATGGGTGTTGGGACTGTGTGCAGCCCGAGCCCCTGCAACCCACTTCCATGATCTCCTGCCACCGCTCACACCTTGAGGCCCGTTGTCGCGAGCGCGGCTACACGCTCGACGAGGTGCTGCCGTGCGTCGTCTCGCAGGACGGCGACGCGTGGACGATCGACGTCGATCATCCGGCGTACCCGAGGACGCCGAGGGCTGGGCATGAGCCGGCACCAGCACCGCCGGCCGTCCATCCTTCCGGCTGCACGGCCGGCGCCGAGCTCAAGAAGCTGCTCGCCAAGGTCGGCATCACCGCCACGCCGGACTGCTCGTGCAATGCCCGTGCCGCCGAGATGGACCGCCAGGGCTGCGACTGGTGCGAAGCCAACGTCGAGACGATCGTCGGCTGGCTCCGCGACCAGGCCCACGCACGCGGCCTACCGTTCCTCGACGCCGTCGGGCGGATGCTCGTGCGGCGGGCGATCCGCAGCGCTCGGCGGAACGCCAAGGCAGGCCATGACGCCCCCTCCGGCTGAACTTGCCCGTGCCACTCTCAGGCCCACAATCGGCCGGGAGTCGAGCAAGGAGGGCATTTCGTGCCTACGTCGTTTGAACAGATCCCTGCCGATATGCCGGTGACGTTCGTCATCGGGGACCAGCTCGACATCGGGCTGGCCGTCACGACGCAGGACGTGCCGCCGGTGCCGGTGAACCTCACGGGCTACACCCTCGAGGCGAAGGTGTTCGTGCCGCAGTACGCGAACCCGGACGGCGGCCTCGGGGCCGGCGGCTACACGGTCGGCACGACGGCCGCCACGTTCACGATCTCGCCCGTCTCGCTCTCGGGCGGCACCGTGAGCCTCGGGCTCACTGAGGCCCAGACGTCGACGCTCAGCGCCGCCACGGGGTACCGCTGGTATTTCCGCTGGACGGACACCGCAGGGGCCACGCGGACGGCCGTCTCGGGCACCTTCACCGCGAGGATCCCGTGAGCTTCCTCGTTACCGTCCAAGGCAAGGCCGGGTCGAGCGTCGTCGCCACCAACGGCGACACGATCAACCTGTCCGTCGGTGCGGCCCCGGCTGCGTCCGCGATCACGTTCTCGCCTGCCGGCTCGCCCGGTGGCCAGGGGCCGGTGGGGCCTGCCGGCCCGTCCGCCGTGCTGTCGATCGGCACGGTCGTCGGCGGCGAGACTGCAGCGGCTACGCTCACCGGCAGCTCGCCGGCGCAGGTGCTGAACCTGGTCCTGCCCAAGGGCGACAAAGGCGACGTCGGACCGAGCGGTCCTGCCAACAGCCTCGCCATCGGCACGGTGACTACAGGTGCGGCCGGCTCATCGGCGTCGGCGTCCATCACCGGCGACGCGCCAAACCAGACGCTCTCGCTGACGATTCCGCGTGGTGACACTGGAGCGGCGAATAGCCTCTCCATCGGCACCGTGACGACTGGTTCTGCTGGCTCTTCGGCGTCCGCCACGATCACTGGGACGGCACCGAATCAGACGCTCTCGCTCGAGATCCCGCGCGGTGACACTGGCGCCGCTGGAAGCGTCGGGCCGGCTGGCCCCGTT